ACCAAGCGTATGCGATAGCCCCTGAAGATGCTTCGTCAAACTTGCCGTTCTTCGAGCACAACGCACGGAAGGTGTATACATAAACATAATGGGGGGGGGTAGGCTTAAATAACGCATCGTAGCGTGTCTTGCCTTCCAGGAAGGTCAATTTTAAGAACATAGCTACACGATGCCCGTCGCCTATGATAGACAACGCCTTATTCACAAACTCCGTAGCGTACTTATACGGCGGGTTGGTGATAATATCGTAATCGAGATCCCCGTTACCTTCCTGCTTCAGAAAGTCTACATCGGGTATTCCAAAGCCCCTATCTATCAAGTCGGTAGAGAATACATTGTAACCGGCTTCTTCGAGCTTCTTACTGATGTGTCCTTCGCCACAAGCACATTCCCAAATGTTATTGGAAAAACTCTCTTTTGATAATAAGTCGTCAACGCATTTAGGATCGGTAGCATAATAGTCGTTTACTTCACGAACTGAATCAGAATGGTTATTAGCTCCGATACAGGCATAGGCACTTTTCAAGCCCCCCGTCCAATCCTTCATGTTATACCTCATACCTTGTACTTCAAAGAACTCTTGATTATCGCTAACACTTCTCCGTCAGGTAACGGCGGTTTACACACCTTCTGATTAAGGCGTAGCATTTCCTTCTTTAGTGCATCACCCTTCAGCCCTCTTACCCGTAATTGAGAACATATCGAAAGCAACGATACATTCCTGCAACCCTGGTTTATTTCGGGATAGATAACGCACACCTTGCCGTTGGAAAGCTCGTACTTACACGAATAAATCTTCTGATGCTCCGATACCTTGCTATCTCTTATCGTTTCGGGAAAATACTTCTCCACTACATAATCAATAGCTTCTTGATTTGTTATCAGCATCGAGTGATTTTCGAGAACATTACCCGTGCAAATGAAAAACCGCCCGTTCTTGTAAATCTCACAACCTGCTCCGTTATTCTTGCCGTTAAACGGTAAATCGCCTTTAACGAGAATATGGAAACCTCTACCGCTCTTTGATAACTCCGTGTAGGAATTACAAGCTTGTATTACATCTTCTGCGAGATCCGTAAGCAAATAATCTTCGTCAAAACCCTTATCTATGTCTATCCCGACAATACCCGAATCGCTAAAAACATAGCCTGCATAGTCGTAGACACCTTCGTTTACCGCTTCAACGGCACTATCGAAGCTATCCCAGGTGTTAGGATTAGATGCACTTGCAGCTTTAAGCTCGTAAGCTCGCATCGGTACTTTGCTATCTCTGTTAGCACACACCCAATTAGGCATAGCCTTCAGCTCGTCAGGTATTGCCGAATAGTTCATAGATTACTTACCCTTCTTTGTAAAACCGGAAGCCTTCTTCGGTGTTTCAACCTTGCCTGCAAAGAAGCTACCGTCGATCTCGATGCCGAATCCCTCAAACTTATCGGAAGCGATAACGGTCTTTGCTGATGCCAAAGCCTTCGCCTTCGCAATAGGCATAGTACCCTTGCCGAATGAACTTCCTGCGGGATAGATGTACTCTACAAGGTCTTTGTCAGCCTTATACGGTGTGAACTTTACATCTGCCATACTCTTACTCCTCTCCGTTCAAAAAACTGTCTATATCAAAGTCCTCGTCATTCTTGACGGGTGCTTCGTTCTGTTCCACTTGTGCAACCTTTGGGGCATGAATAATACCCTTACCGCCGATAATACCTCTCGCCTTATCGTTCATAGGTCTATCAAACGCATCTGCTGCATCGTAGTCCTTGATATGAGCGTATGTACGCTCCTTGCCGTCGTTACCCGTATACTGTTCGTGATATACGGTGCAAGCTACATAGTGTCCTGCAAGGGATTTAGGATCTATTTCTTCTACGGAAGGATCATTAAGAATTGTACGAGCAATCCAGGAAAATGCGTTCAACGCAGGCTCGTTCAAGTCGCCATTATCCTTGTAAATCTTATAACGCTCCGAGTGCTTACTACCGTCAGCGTTGATAAAGTGAATCTCGATCTTTCCCCACTTCTCGTCGTAGTCTACTCCCGTAACATAAAGGACGGTTTCACCTTCCGGCAATACGGAAAAGCCATTCGATAATTTCAGCATACCCATTCTTATTTTTCCTCCTTGTATTTAAGTGTGTCTATCGGTTTGCCTACCGTTGAATACTTATCTAACAACCCGTCAGCTTCCAAAGCCTTTTCGTTGTACTTCCTGCGTCCAGGGGTGCGTGTAACATACCACTTACCGTAAACGGCGTGATTATCGCTCTCTGTCAGATTACTTACTAATTTTTCCTTGATTGCCACCTTCAAAGCATCTAACCTTTTCACATCTGCACCGATCTTTTCTTCGAGTTCCATTTGTGAAACGGATATTTTAAGAATAAGCTCGTCGGCTTCTTTTGTCAACGCTTCAAGGTCAACATCGTCGGAAATGTAATTAGTCCGTAACTCTTTGATAATGTCCTTATCAGCATCGGTGTAATCCGGTGAGATACCCTTTAACACCTGCTCATTCCAAAAACGGGTAGCATCTGCAAGCATACCGTCAAAGTCAGGGTAACGCTCATGTACCTTGAATTCCACCGTAACCGTATTCTCTGCGGAAGGTACGAACTTGTCAGGGTGAGAATAGTCGCTCTCTTTAAGGAACGAGCATACCATAATGACATTCTCCGTACCGAGCAGGTAGGCATATAACGCCGCCTGAAGTGCGTAGTATTCGGGAACATCATTCTTCCAATCTTCCGCACGCTTTGTGGTCTTGAACTCCAATACAGTTTCGGGCTTCTCGTTATCGTCTACGAGAATACTATCCCACATACCGCCGAATATCGGATTGCTCTTGAAGAAGTCGCCGTGTGTCTTATTGAAGAAGTCCTCACCGAATACATCAGTAGGTGTACGCAGGTTATCCATAACATACATTTCCTTCATATACTCAATCTGCTTCGGCTCGATTGTCTTACCTGCGATAGTGTAAATGGAATCCTCGAACGGTTCTTCGTAAACCTTCGTCATTTCACACCACACCTTAAAGGGTGTATTCCACCTATTCATTCCGAGCACCGCCCCGAATCTCGTACCCGTCAGCTTCTTTGTACGCTTCGGGGGATCTACCTCTATGTGATTATCTACAAACTTCATGCGTCTACCTCCGACGGCATATTAGCCTTCTCCCACTCGTCGTAAGCCTTATTGCAAAGCTTAATGTACTTCTCGCAACCTGCCTTCGTTATATTAGTTAGGTTAGTAGTTTCCGTACCGATCTTTGCGATAACCTTTCTCAACTTCGTATCTTCGGTTTTGCCAAGCTTCTTCATAAGCTTCTTCAGCCCGCTAATCTGTAACTCGCTCGCATGCTCGTCAGCACCTACGATTTCTTTTGCCGTTTCTGCCCTCTCATTTGCCGTTAGAGGGGCTTTCGGTACGGAAACGGTAGTAGATACCTTTTCGTTGTTAGGAACGGTTGTAGGCTCAATCTCGTCGATTACACACAAGTCTAATGCGAGGTAGTAAAGATACCTACGAAGATAAGTGTGTGATGCACCCAAACTCTGCACCGGATTGATAGCTCTGTTCTCCGTCGGGTAACGCATCGGTGATGTAAACGATACATTTTCTTCAGGGTTATCCGTGTTGACAATGGTAAGCACCGCCAAATCTTCAGTAAATCTTACTACGCTGATAAGCCCGTACTCGTTGAACAGTTTAGTAACACGGGGTACGAAGTCCGAAAGCTCGAAGTATTCATACTGAATTGACGAATTCTTACCGCTCTGCTTCACGCTGCCGTCAAGGATCTCCGCTCTAACCTTGTTAAGCTTCTGATATACATTCAGCTTCGAGTAGTCAGGGGCTTTCTTGACTTCGGGTGCAGGGGCTTCATTCTTGACCGTAGCCTTCTTTGTGGGAACGGCCTTCTTTTCTGCTTCCTTAATAGCGTCCATAATGGTTTCCTCCTTCTTAAACGCTTGTATTTTCTTATTTGCCATAGCAATATAGAACGATTTATCTACATCACTTATTGCACAATGGTTATCATTGTCGATTACACAATGGTCGGGTATCGACGGTATCTTTATTCTCTGCTCGCCCTTCGTCTTGTAGAGTGTTCCGCAGGTCATATCACTTGTGGCATAGACACGGTTACACTTCTGTACCTGGATTTCTGCTCCGTCCTTGATATAAACCGCTCCGTCAAACTTCGAGCTTGCCCTTGCGATAAACTGAAATTTCTTTATGTCGTCGCAAGCGTTGATGTATTCAGCAGGATCTACACCGTGTACTAAATTCTCGACAATAGCTTCTGCTACGACTACCGCATCGTTGTTTACCTTGAACTGTCCTACGGTAGATATACCCCTTACGAGATCGCCACCCTTCGTCTTAATGCTTCCGTCCGGCTCTACCCAAATGTAGTTATTCACATCTTTTTGGTGAAGCTCTTTGATGTTATCGACTTCGAGGGTGAAGCCCGTTCTCTCCTGCCACTCTTTGAGGATTGCATCTACGGCTTCCTTCTGCTCCGCATCTATCTCGTACATAACACCGTCGGTATTAAGCTGCACGATAACAAGTCCTGGAATGTCCTTGTAAAGATGCTCTGCAAGCTCCAAAAGGTATAATTGTCCGTCCATACATACCGAATGTGCCATGAGGGGATCGTAAAGGTCATTAAACGGTGCTCCTGATGCTCCGTATGTCGTATTGACAATCAGCTTCAAAGCATTAGCCGTAGCCTTATCTCCTGCCTTCTTCGCCTTCATACGAGTTTCTAATATGTCCTCGAATATCTTGTAAGACGGGATATTCCTTGAAAGATGCTTCTTCAATGACATATCGTGAGGGTAAAAGCTTCCCACATCAGCATCAAACAAAAGCCTTCCGTTACCTTCCTTGAACTCGTATTGAGGGATAGCGGCATGAATACCGCCCCACGCTACTTTGACCGGACAATCTCCGATAAAGAAGTCATAGCACTTCTCTTTAGGATCGTAGGTTTCCGCATTGTCGATAGCTTCCTGAAAGAAGTCTACTACACCCTGCGGTATGTACTCGTAAATAACATCGGAAGGGAATGTAAGGCAAAACTCGTCGTTATGCTCCGCTCCGTTTGCTTTAAGCATCTTTGCCGTCAACTGTGCGTTAGTCAAAGCGGAAGCATCTAACTTCTCCATACCTGCAAGGTCGCCTACCTTTACCTTGTTAGCAAAGTAATCTGTACGCAGGTCGTAGATAGCAAGGGCTGCATCTACATCGTGCCTGCAATACTTGATCGTTTCCTTAATCTGCTTCTTCGTCAGCTTCTTCGGATAATCGAACGGTATTGAACTCTCTACGATGTTCATATACAGATGCCCTTCAAGCCCCTTCAACGAAGTCGGGTAAGCATCGAGGTAAACATCTATGTTATTCAGCTTAAAGCCGCCAGGTGCGAAGTCAGGGTACTTCCAAGCCGGATTACCTGCGATAATCCAATCATTCAACGCCTTCAATTCTTCAGGTGAGAAGCCCTCGATTACACCACGCATAATCCACTTATCGTAGGAATTAGTGTTGTAGCCGATAAATACATTCTCCTTATCGTCAAACAGTTCCTTGACCGCATCGTTATCGTTGACTATATCAAGCCACTTACCCGTTGCCTTATTCTTAAAGCACACAAGCCAATCGTGTGCAAAAACTTCAAAATCATAACCCCAAAGCCTCATTGTAATCCTCCAATCATGTATAAATTTCGCAGCCTATCTTCCGATAGATCCTCAATCGCCGTTTGAAGCACTTTTGAGCGTATATAGTGTTATCCACAAAGTCATAACACCTTGCATCGGTCTTTTCTTCGTGAACTCTCGCTATCCTTCCGATAGCCTGCTCAATCACGGCTGAATCTCGATGTGGTGTCAGCATATACAACCTGGATAGTCGTGGTATGTCTAATCCCTCTTTTGCGAGATTGTAGGAAGCAAAAAGAATGTTAGCTCTGCCTTCCCTCATATCTTCGAGTGACGCCTGCCGTACTTCTCGCTTTGTCTTTCCGGTTATCACCCTTGCATCTTCTCTACCTATCATTTTGAATAAGGCTTCCGATTGAGATAACCTATCCGTCAGCACTAATGTCGGGTGCGTTTCGTATGCGAGCATACTTGCAGCTATGTTATTTCGATGCACATTTTCAGCAAGGTAAGTGATGTACTTTGTGTAAACCATAGTGCCGTCAGCATCAAGAAAACAATCGTTGTAGCCTACATTCGTATAGATCGCTTCCACGCTCACGGGCATTACCTGATGCTCTATATCTTCAAACGGTACTTCGTAGGTTACATTACCCAAAATAGCGAATGTAGCACCTATCATACCGTCTGCACGATGTACCGTAGCGGATAACCCGTACTTGTATGGAGCTGCAAGGGTGTTTACTACTTTGTAGAACATACCAACCGATGTAGCCGAAGTGCATACACGGTGGCACTCGTCCACGATAACTATGTCGAAGTAGTTTTTGTAGCGTTCAAGCCCTGCAAAGTTAGCCATAGTCTGTACGGTAGCAAAAGTGATACCGTTGCCTATCTTCACTCTACCTTCGGTGCTCACCGTCAGCAGGCTCTTATCGAGATACTTCTTCGCCTGCGTATAAGCCTGGTCTACGAGATCCTTCGTATGAGCAAGCCACAAGGCTTTTCTCCCTCGCCTTGCTATCATAGCAATACCCATTATTGTCTTACCTGAAGCCGGACGGCTCTGTAAGATGCCGTAAGGGTGTCGAAGCATATTTGTTACCGCTTTCTCCTGATACCCTCGAAGCTCTAATGTGGATTTATAGTCAACCCTGGGCTGAAATTTCAGCCACGAATAACAGTTATCCTTCCGCATGAAGCCTTGAAGTGCGTACATATAACCGAACGGTACATATACATAATCGTCGCCTTCTTCACGATACAAGCAAATCTCACGGGGTACATTACCCGTCCACTTACCCATACGCTTACGGTTTACATAATCAGGGTTAGCAAAAGTCAGATCCCGCTTAATTGCCTTGAGCACTTCAGGTGTCGGATATGAGATTTTGATTTCATTGTCTATTGTAAAGAACATTAGAATATCTCCCTAAATGTGAATGAACACTCTTTGATAGCTTCCGAATTCAGACTACGAACATTGTTATCAAGGCAATTACAGATAGTCTTAAACGGTATGAAGTAAACTTCTTCTTCGTCCGGTAACTGAAGTGCAAAGAACGCTTCGTGTTGTGTTCTTTCAAGCCACCTGCTCATGGATAAGAACTGATTTTCTTCAACTCTCGTAAGCGGAAAACGGCCTGATTTGCAATCCTTTGCATCTATGATAAAAGCATCTACGCCTTTAACGGCTATCAGGTCGCACGGCTGCCCCGCCTGATTCTGCTGAAACAGATGTACCCAATATCCGTTCTCGTAAAACAAGTCCTTCAGCTTGACTTCAAACTCCGTACCTTCATTCTTATTACTGTTCGCTCGCATCGTGATCTCCGTACTGTATGTAGTGGCTTTTGAATGGATAAGCCCTCTTATTCTGTTCAAACTGTTCTTCCGTAACCCTAAACGGGCAATCCTCATAGCTTGCCGGAAACGGCTTTGCTTCGGGTTTAAGGCATACGCACTCGTCTTTGTAGCCCTTAAAGTGGCAAGGCTTGTCAAATCTACAAATAAACATCTGCATCACCCCTTCGGAAAGTCCAAATCTTCGTTTGCTTGAGTAGTAACCTCTACCTTTACCGTACCCTTCTCCTGCATCTGCTTAATCAAGGCTTTCTGCTGCTCGATAGTCCGCTCTCTCGTTTTCAGCTCTTTAACGACAACCCTTGTATACAGATTTCTCGCTATACAGGTGGCTATCAGCATACCCGCCAGGAAGCCGTTAGTGCATAGCAGGATTACCATTAAGCTATTCAGTAAAATCATATTCATTGTCAACTAACCCCCTATCGTCAAGGCAAGCAAAGCACAACCGCTCGCCATTCATATCCCATGTGTCTACCTTCATACCGCAAGCTTCACACGGGCAAGTGGTGAAGTCAGCAGCTTCATTCTTCAGTTTCTTCATACTCTCTCCCTTCAAGGTCGTTATTCTTTGATACCGCTAACAACGCAAGGCAAAACATACCCATTACCATTCCTACGGCTAAACCTACAAATAATCCGACAATAAATTCATTCATAAACGATAAATACCTCATGCTTCTGTGATCCGTATTCATTCGCTGCATCGTGGCTCTCGAAGTACAAATCTACGATTTTTCCCTTGACCGCACTTCCCGTATCTTCGCAGCGATAATATTGCCCGTCGATGTAAAGTAAAGTGCCAAGTGGTATTACGGAAGGATCTACGGCACAAGTGGTTTCTCCGTCTTTGTCGTAGTGAACTTTCGTGCCTGATGCCGTGATACCTTCAGCGTTAGCTCCACAACACTTCGTGCAAGCACAATATCCGGTGCAAGTGAATGTACCTAACGATTCCATAGCAGGTGTAGGCGTGGGGGAAGGTGTCGGTGTAGGCGACGGTGTAGGTGTTGGTGTCGGGGTTGCCGTAGGCGTGGGCGTAGCGGTAGGCGTAGGTGTTACTATCTCCTGCGGTACTATCTCGCTCTCCGTTTCATTTGTGGAACACGCCGACAAAAATAAAAACCCCGATACGGCTATACCCAGGATAGCTACGATATTGAAGATGCCCATAAGCTTAAACAATCTGTCAAACATAGCCTTTTCTCCCTACAATATAACCGCCCTTGAAATAGCTTGTCCTTTTCAAGTCGAATTCCCATGCGGTGTTTTCTTCAAGGTAACTGATTAAATTCTCATTACCTACAATCGCTATACGATCTTTGCTTACGAAGGCGTTGTAAGGCTCGATGCGTACCTGCTTTAAGACACGCTGCAAAAATTCTTCCTTCGGGCTATTCCAAATGTATTTGATGTAGTCCGAACTTCTGTCTTTGATTTCAAGCCCACAATCCTCGCACTTCGCCAGGAATTCCATACTTTGTGCTTTACCCGTAACAAACATCTGTCTGTTCTCTGAATTGCAACGAGGGCAATTATGAAGGTAGATGTACCCCTTGTACTTTCGCATCTTTGCTTCTTTTGGCATTGTTATCTCTCCTTATATGAGCTTTCTCTATTGCTTCCCCTCTCTGCTTCGGTGTAAACAACCGCTTTGCAGGTATCGTAGAATATCTCGCAAGCATATCCTGCTCTCGAAGGGTGAAGCCCTTACCACCTAACGCCCTATGAACATAAGCCAAACTCCGGTTGATAACATCTGCTATCTCTTGTGCGTTCGCAAAGTGAACATAAAGCATCGGGTATTCGTTATGTCCTGGTCGATATGATCTCATTTATTGCCCCCGACACATAACCAAAATCTTCCATGACATAGTGCTGAACAAAATCAATCACGATTACCGTGTTCCATTCGGGTTTTTCTTCAGGATCTTCCGTATCAACGGGATAGAAATACTGAATCTGATTGATATTGAAGCTACACGGGTGAGTATATCCACCAAACTCCTCATACTGTGTTAGTGTGATAAACATATCTTATCCTTTCACTTGTGAAACATAAGGCACAAAAAAATACTTATTGATCTCGTAGTCCTTGATGCCTAACGCTCTCCTGATTACCTCAATCTTATCCGAAGATATAGGTGTCTTGTTAGATAAATAATTGCAAACCGTGTTGTAAGATATACCTACCTGCTTTGCGAACATCTCATTAGTCTTGTAGACTTCCTTAATCTTCTGCTGAAGCAAACTGTAATCGTGCTTATAGCGTACCAAACTCAATTTCCTCCTTTTCACAATATTTTGTGTCTTGCGACTATGTACTCATAATAATCTTTGTGTTTCATTAAGTCAACCCTGTTTTACCCACAATTTTTTGTGTATCATTAAAGTAACAATTCTGTAATATTAAAGGGGGTGATTAAATGATTAAGAAGGTCGACACATTAGCAAATAGGCTATCTTACGCTATGAAGATGCAAAATGTAGGTGTTTGCGAATTGGAACGATCAAGCGGTGTAGCGAAGGGTTTAATATCAAGGTACATCAACGGTCTAAAATTTCCAAAAGACAATAACATCAACCGCCTATCCAAAGCCCTTCATGTGAACCCTGAATGGCTAAAAGGCTACGATGTACCGATTGCAGCTACACCCGTCAGCGTTACCACCGACGAAGAACGGTTGCTCGCCTACTATCGTGCCTTAACCGCTATTCAGAAAGAAGCTTTGCTCGATAAACTTACGGGGGATAACGAAGATGCCTAAAGCTTATTATGACGATGCACGGAAGCGGTGGGTTATTGATGGTCAAAAGGACGGTGTGAGAAAAATCTTCACATCTACGAAGAAGGGATTATCAGGAAAGCGAGAAGTCATATCCAAGTACGAAGCGTGGCGTGATTATGGCGGTGATAACCCTGCTCCTATCACCGTAGAAAAGGCCGTAGAGCTTTTCCTTGAAGATGTATGTACCCGATATGGTAAAGATAGCGAAAGCTATCGTGGAGCGGAAATATACACCCGTGTATACATACTCCCTGCCTTTAGACACAAAGCAATAGCAAGTGTGAAGCTATCTGATTGGCAATCGCTTATAAACCACGCTAAACCGCACTCTAACCAAACAGAAGTGCTATCGAAGAAAACCCTTAAAAATCTCCGATCCGTAATCAATCGACTTCAGAAGTATTGCTATAACAATTACTATACTGAAGCGTGGCGTGGTGAACTCTACATACCCGAAGGACACCCGACAATCGGTAAGGAAATTCTGCAACCTGCGGATATTCAGCGACTATTTGAACCGTCTAACCTATGGTATCACCCTTGCTTCCTTGTAATGATGCTATGTGGGCTTCGCCCAGGTGAATGTTTAGGCTTGCAAGTGGACGATATAAAAGACGGCATAATCCATGTCAGACGGGCTATAAACGATTCTAACCAAATAACTCACGGTAAGAACCGGAACGCTATTCGTGATATACCTGCTCCGAAGCAGGCATTAGAGATTATCAATAAAACGATTGAGCGTAACAAATCTTGCGGATTGCAAACCAAGTGGATATTCTGCGGATATTCGGGTGAACACGGTAATCAATCCACCTTGCGTACACAATGGTACATCTTGAAGCGTGAACGGGATCTCCCAGGTTGCCCGTATGCACTCCGTCATACATTCGTATCTATCGTATCTGCTCAATCCCACATATCGGAAGGTAATCTGAAGATGCTATTAGGACACTCGAAGTCTATGGATACTTACGGTGTCTACAATCATAGCGTAGACGGTGAATTGCAGAAAACGGCTGCCGTGATTGATACAACCTTCGAGAAAATAAGAAAAGCCGCACCGTGAAGAACTATGAAGGTATCGTGAAAAAGGAACGGTGCGGCCTGATTGTGCATGGCGGTACATAAGACAGGTGTAAATGGAAAACGAAAGAAACCAACCGCCACTTATATTATAGGTACACCGTTCTCTTTGTGCAACGAAAATCAGCATCAGGACGGGATTTAGGACGGAAGTAGTGTATTTCAGGTGAGGACAATGGTATTTCGGGGAACGGAAAAAGCCTTATTTTTCGGGGTGTTTACTTTGTGTAACTATCTCCTGATACGGACAAACGAGATTTCGATTCCCACCATTGGCTCCACGAAAAGCCCCGCCAACATTGAGTTAGCGGGGTTTATGATTTTCGAGGACGGGACTTTGGACGGTACTAAAGAAAATTTTAGCGTTGCCCGAAGGTAACTATTTCTTGTATTCCCTCGCTGCAAGCTGCGACTTCTTACCCCACAATCCGTCTGTCTTTACACCAAGAACTGATTGACATACTTTGACGGCATTATATGTTTCGTTGCCGTACTCGCTATCAGCACCAAAGCGAGGTAAGCACCCAGGGCTAATCCACAAAAGAAGATTCTGCAATTTGCGTACTTCTTTGCCCTTATCACCCTTCTTGAAGTAACCCCTTGAAGGAAGTGTCGGGAATTCACCAGTGTAACCATGCTTTTCGGGTGTAGGCGTAGGCGGTGTAGGTGCTACTTCGTCAGCAAACTTCGGTGTGATAAAACCCCTGATGTACTGTCCGTTGAACTGTACTGTTCTATTACCAACCTGATAGATGCCGTTTACCTTCTTATTACCTTCAGTAACAACGAAGGAATTAGCACCGACACTTGTTATGATACCCGTATGATCGTGTCCGGTTATATCTTCAGGGGGATTACCTTTATCCTTCCAATCGTAGATAATCACATCACCCGTTCTCGGAATGTAAGAATCGGATTCAACCCAAATGCCCGCCTTTTTAGCCTTCGCCATAAGGGAATGGTCGCCCGTACCACATGAGCAATCACAAGGTACGCCGATACCGTCTTTGAGTATATTATCCGTTTCATAAGCACACGCACCTACGAAGTCTGCACACCACGGATCGTTTATACTGTTCTTACGCCCTGCATCACAACCCTTGTTATAGTCTGCGATTATCTGCTTATGTCCTGAAGAACCCTTCTTTGTGCCAAGCCAACTAACGGCTTTAGCAACGAACTCGCTTCTCTTACCCATACTCATTTCTCCTTAATCTGCTTGTAAATCTGATTGATACCCGTAGCGGAAAAACCGCTTACAATGCCGATAGCAACCGCTACCGCCCAATTTTCAGCAGGTATGAAGTTAGGAATAGATGCGTAGATAACAACACCTAAAATTGCACCGATAACACCGCAAATAACGGGAATGAACTTATCAAGTGTCTTGTTACCGATAGTCTTACAAATTGCTCCTGCAAGATAGCACATAACTACTATTGCCGGAAATGCTACGAATTCTGTCATTTTAAGCCTCCCTCTTAATATCGTTGCGTAGCTCGTCAATCCTAACGAAAGCCGTTTCAACATCACGCTCCACAACCGCTACACGCTCGATTAGCTTGTTATAATTCTCGATACGAGCGGATAACTCCTGGATTCGTTCTTCTGAATGTTTAGCGTTCTCCGTGATCTTCGCATCGAGATTTTTAAGCCGTTCGTCAGCAACCTTGTCGTGTGCGTTATTTGAAACGATAGTAGCAATAATGGACGGCACGGCTACGCTCAATCCCGTTACTATTGCCACTATAATTGTGTTATCCATTTTCTGTACCTCGTAAGCGTTCCATTAGTGGAACATAACTTGATTATAGAACACACTAATTCATAACACAAAGAATTAGGTTTTAGTGTTATCGTTTCATATATCGAACATAATTCCTATTTTGGTGAATTGCGTAAAAGGTATTGTAAATCAATTTTCATTCGTTCAAGTAATGATAGAATTCTAATCTTTATCCGTTGCTTTCGTGGCATTTCAGATAATATCTCGTTCCATAACTCGTTGAATGTCATTTACTATCACCTTTCTTTTTTGCATCTAACCACTTGAAAAATATATGAGATGAAATAAAAGCGGTTATAAAAACTATAATTGTTGAAATTATTAGCCAAGCCATTCTCGTTACCACCTTTCAAACTTATCAACAGAAAATCTGTTTTTAACTTGCTGTTCTAATCATAAAAACGTCCAAATTCACTTGTAACCCTTTAATTATAGGTATTTGCTAACTTGCTTACAATTTGCAAGTAATTTATCAACAGAAAATCTGTTTATAATCCGACTATCACGGTTACCCAAAGGTGGATAGTTATGACTTCCGCATTTTCAAAACCTCCGAAATATTTTGAAATAAGCCTTGAAAATTTTGAAACTTATTTCAATTTGTTACTGACTATCAATATAGTCTTTCAAACTACAAGCATACACAACACTCGTATCGCCGTTCGTGTCCGTGAATACATTGTTAGTTCCCACGATTGCACTAATCTGTGTCGGTGTGAGTTGGTAGATCTGTGGCTGTGCTAATTCATAGACTAACTGTACGCCCGACATAGCGGTTTTGAATGCGGCGGGACTTGTTATCGAATTATATCTGACATAAACGGCTTCATTATACACGCCCAAGCATTTATCGTTTGCCGTTCCGTTTGGTTGTATCACCGCTATGCCAAGTGACGAACAAACCAAGCCGACTTGATTCCACCCACTAACAACTTTCATACTTGTGAGACGTGAATCGAACCGATTATTGTAATAACCCCAATTCAGCGTTCCCAAATCAACCATCACTCTATCCACCGTCAGCAATCCCGTAGTTACATCAAGCAAACCACCGTAAACTGTGCCTGCCTCGGATTGCCAAGATATTGCGGTTACATTGTCTATAATATGCGGAATTTCATTATCTGCTACATGGATATTCGCCCCCGTAAACCCTGTTATCTGTCTTACATTATCGGGCGAAGGTGTGCCTGTTCCTTCCTGCACCGCATTTATATCAATCGTGCAGTCCTGCAAGGGTAATGCAAGTGAAGTGTCAAAAGTTGCTATTGCACCGCTTGCCGTGTTACCGTAGACGGGGTTTAATTTACTTGTGGCTATAACATCGTTTATAGCATCAACAAGGCTTGTTAGTGATTCAGCAACGGTTATCTGCGTCCAATTAGTAGGATCAAACGGGCTTACAGATGTGTGAGAAGTGTTACATACATACAATACATGATTGTTTATGACATAACTCTTATCCTTTACATACCTCTGTCCTGCCGCCCACGCTTCAGCGACTATATCCTCATTACCTACGATGTGGATTGTGCCACCGCTTCCTATCTTCAAATTCTCAATCTCTGCCATAGTGCATTTCCTCCTTTATGGTCTTTCGGGTATTATCAGCGTGTTATCGTCGATGCTAACGCCGTATGTATTTGCAATTGTGATAGTATTGCCGGATATAGTAGCCCAGGTTGCAGGAAATATGATTGTATTCCCAATGACAACGGGATAATCGAATAAGTATAAGAACTCCAAACACATATTCTCGATGTTATTCAATTCGGCACTCGTCCACGGCATCGAATACTCGTCTTTATTGATTAACGGATCGTGTGCAAAAGAAGCTCCCGAAGTATTGTAAAGATACATCAAAGCATCGTGTACCTCGTTGTAGCCCGTATCAAATAAATAATCAGATGCGGTTTTTGTGGTAAAGTTATAAGGTTTATCGATATACCCGACATTAGTGTTATAAGCATCGTAAAGGTGATCTATGTTTCCCGTAATGCGGTTGTAATCCGCATAAGTGAAAAACTCACCCGAAGCCCAATTTGTTTTAGGTGTAATCCAAGCCATATCAAACCCCCAATGTTACTGTATAACCCTGCTCTAAATATGCCTGCTTTATCAGGTGACGAGCTGCTTGCTCAACATTTGCGAATGTACCAAGATACATACACTCGTCAGTAGTCCACTCTCCAGGTATCGAATGATCTGCTATATCGGTATGCCAAG